GCAAGTTCGAATCTTGTCACCTCGATTTTTTATTGGAAATTTTTAAGCACGTTTTTAAACCTTAAACCCTTGCGGATTGGCTTAGAAACGTGCTTTTTTCATGTTTTTAGCTATGCTTTTCCCTGTTGCGTTATCTTTCCGAAACGATAGATTTTCTTGTTGAAATGCAAAATTTTGTCACGGATTTTGTCACGAAATTTGTCACGGATTTATAGCCAAGAAATGGCTTATTTACTCGACTATTTCCACTCTTTCCGGGAACCTCTGAAGGAGAGATTTAAAGGAATCAAAGGCTCCGTCCTCTCCTACATAGTCGAATCCTTCCCCTTTCGCTTTTCTGACTTTGGCATTGGTCGCCATCAATCCTGTTTTGGTGAGGTAATACCACTTGCCTTTATCCTCTACCCATTGCCCGGCAAGCATTCCGCCATCTTCGCCGAGATAGTACCAGCCTTCTTCTGTCTTAAACCAACCCTTAATCATGAATCCGGAATTGTCAAAGGCGTACCATCTGCCGTTAATATAGCGCCATCCGCCCCATAGAGGCACGTTGTCGACATAGAACATCCATTTATCATTTAACTGTTGCCAGCCCTCTCTACGTGGCTCCTGTTGCGTTGTGGCGTGATTCTTACAAGCCATGTAGAAGCACCAGCTTACAAACTCCGCACACCAGAACTCTGATAAGGCTTTACCATTGTTATACCATTGTCCGTACTTAGTGTAGTTGTTTTTCCCCCTATTTGCGTGCTTATCCTCTAGCCCATTGGGGGAAGCCTTCTCCTCATAGCCGATTTCCCCTCTGGCTACATCTAAAAGTTCCTGTGCGGTGCAAGTATCGTCTCCGTAGACAGGTCTTCCAAATCCATTGATCCAGTTCCTACCGCCTACAGAAAATCCGTTATAAGTCTTTCTTCTACACTCTCCGCCGTTTCTGTCTCCCTGAGTTCCGGAGGTGTTTCCCTCAATCGTAGTGATCCTATTTCCTTCCACACTCTCAACGATTCCAACATGGCAAATTCTTCCCATGCTTGGACTATAGAAAAATACTACACTCCCCGGCAAAGGTTCTTTATACCACCGCCCGGCATGTTTAAATGCACTCGCTCCACTAGGCGTATACTTAAAATAGTCGCCACATAATGCTATTTGCCCTCTTTGATATGGATTCATATTATCCCCTTCCTAAATGAGAAAAGTTTTTCAAAAAGTTTCTCAACGCTTCTCAACTTTTCTCAACTCTCCAAATAAAAAATGGGCAATACATTGCTGTACTGCCCCAAGTCCGCCCTACAGCTCTACGCCGGGTCCATGTTCCTTGTCCTCTTCTCCTACGCCTCTGCCATAGCCGACAGGGTGAGGGGAATTGTCCGCCTTGTTGTCCTTTGCAGGAACTTTCTTTTCCTTGGCATCCTCGTCGATGCCTTCATACCTTTCAAACGGCTTGTTCTTACTCATACGCTTTCCTCCTGTTATATAAATTATTGTGTAAGCTGCTTACCGACTTGATTTGCTCCAGTCGCGCCAAGACCGCTTACAATTCCAATAGCTACCGCATTTAAAATATCCTTTGCCGGGAAGTCCGGCATAGTCAGCATTCCCACAACGCCAAGCACAGCGCCGGAGAATCCGCAGATTACAGGAATGAATTTATTATTCAATCCCTCTACTGCTTTGCACCCCGCTCCGATGAGGTACACGATCACTGTAATTGCTACCACTGTTCCAATCCCAAAATCCATTTTTCTCTCCTCTCTTTTAATAACTAAAGTCACTCTTTTTCGACCGCTCGTCATACGCATCAGTAATAAGTTTCGTTGCGCTCACGGTATTATGATTTTTAAAATCCAGATGATTTCGGCAATACCTGTCATAGGTGTCAATATCTGCAAAAATCTGAACGAAGCTTTCTCTACTGTGAGCCTGTTTCCCGATAATCTCATCACTAAAGCGTAATATCCTAACCTTTGCGGCTATGGCTCGTGTCTCCTCGACTGATTCAGCAACGGCTTCAATCTTGTCGCTTAACACTTCAACCCGATCCATTAAGACTTTTTGAGATTCCGCAAATTCCTTTGTCAACATCTTCCCGATAAAGGTAAGGATTGCAGTCCACGGCTTCTTGTCTTTCGGAGCAAACTTTTCCACAACCGTGATAACCCCAAGGGAAAGCCAACCCAAAGACTGGATAATCACTCCGAAATCCACCAACGAAAAAAATGCGTTAAAATCCAACATCCATATCCTCTCCTCCTTCCTGTATGTCTACCGCCATAATACAAACCATTATTTTTTGATGCCCTAGCAATAAAAAAGAAAAGGACAAGTTTCCTTGCCCTCTCCTCCTTATTTTTTAGCCCATTGCTTTAGGTCTTTTTCGGTGTATAGCTGTTTTCCTTCGTAGGTAATTCGTAGAATCTTTCTAAGGATTGCATCAGATTCCGCCGGATTCCCTATGGCCGCTTGATAGGCTTCTTTGTATCTGCCGGTTACTGCGCTCTTGATACTGCTTCGTATTTTCTCGTCAGATACGCCGTCAGCCTTCTTGTAATCGACATAAGCCTTTAGGCTATCCTTATATCCTTCTGATTGTTCAAATAGCTGTTCTGCCAAATCCTCCTTCTTTATTGGACTTTGCTTTCTATAGGCACTCTCCAGCGCTTTATCAATCATAGCTTCACTAAAGCCTTGGCTAAGCAATGCTTCCCTATCCTCTGAGTAATCTTGGCCGCTTGCTTTCTTTTCAGCCATTGCCTGGATCGTATCATTGCCTTTTAGCTGTTTCTGCATAGCTTCTTCAATTACATCATCGCCCAGCTTTGCCTTTAAATCTGCCATAATCTTATCGCCTAGTGCCTTGTCTCCTCTGGTGTATGCCTTGAGTGCGGAGGACAGGAAACGCTTTACATTGACATAATCGCCCTTTTTATTCTTTCCTTCCATGTTGTAGACAAGCTTGTCTCTGTCATACTGGAGATTCACATCATCCAGCACATCATAGATAAGCGTATCGTACAGCGCTCCAATATCTCTAAAAGTATTGCTCATTGGGATGCCCGCAATATCAAGCGCATTTGAAGCTTTGTATAGATTTCCAAAGAACCCAAGCTTAGAATCATCGTCCATAATCTCTGCCAAATTACCAACCGCTTTCACTGCTTCTGATATAGGCTTCGTGGCAAGGTCATTGGAACCGTTATTCCACTTCTTCAAAGCTGTATTCACTGCTATTTCAACAGCGTCTTTTGCAAAAGGAATGTAGCCTATAGGATTGATATTATCTGTAAAGTCTCCCACAAAAGCATCAAGCCAGCGCTCTCCGTACTTCTTCTCCTTTTCTCTGCTTCTCATTGCAGAAACTACAGAAGCAAAGGCGGCCGTTAGTGCGGCATTCAGCACATACGCCGACATAACCCCAAGTAACTCCCCTGCGTTACCCTTGCCCCTCTTGAAATCAGAGTAAGCACGATAAACCATGTTGTAAGTTTTGGAAGGCTCAGACATAAAGGAAGTAGTTAGCTTTACCAATCCGAACTTGTTCTTCATGGCATCCGTTCTATTCAGCACGGAATCCACTACTTGCGTTTTGTCTATAATATCGTTGAATATATCTGCCGCCGCCTTGTAATACTCTTCCGTGCCTTTCTTTAGGTCAGTAGTAGCTTCGACCTTCTTTTCTGCCGCATACCATAACCGCTTCCATGCGAACTCGTCTCCTTTTTCCAGAAGGAATCCAGCTTTATTCGCTATATCCTCATGAAATTTCGCTTCCCCAGTCATCTGCTGTCTAAGACCTTTGCCCATGTTAATATCAAAGGATCCACTCATAGACTTCCAAAGGGCAATAGGAGCATACTTCTTTGCAAGCTCCCATTCCTTATTTGCTTCAGTAATGGGAAGGCTAAGACCTTTTGCAAGATAGATTGGCTCTATGGCCGCAATCGCTCTTGCATAAGCTGTCGGCTGTTGAATAGCAACTCTTAGATTGCCAAGAACCTTCGCCCCTTTGTAAAGGCCGGAAAATCCTTGTGAGAATTTATCCGAATTGTCCGTATCTCCACGGCTTCCGTTTAGGTCTCTAAGCAGATTCATGTAGTAATTTGTTCCGCCTTTTCCCATTACTCTGGAAAGCTCTCGATGAACGGAATTGCCTGTCTCGTCCTTCATGTTATAAAACTTCTGCATATCGGTAATTGCCGGGAAATATGCGCCGTAGGAAGTCATTTCGTCTACGTGCTTCATCATCACTTCAAAGATATCATCCACGATCAGCGGATTGTAGGCTTCTTTCTGGAGGGATTTCGTCATGCCCTTATTCTTCAGCGTAGACATATTCCTTTCAAGGTCGCTATTTTTCATATCAATAGTATCTTTATCCACCTTGATAGGGAAATAGTTCTTTTCCGTGAACTTGTCATAGCCGTATACCGCATTGCTGGCTTCATTTCCGAACTTTGCCACATCAATAGACAATATTTTCCCAATGCTATCCGCAAAGGCTTTTTCATTATCCGTTAAATGTTCGTCAACAAGGGCATTGACTTCCGCTTCAGTAAGCTTATAAACATTCTCATCCCTAATAGTCACCCCTAGTATCTTCTTGCCTACAATTTTGAACCCGCCAAGTTTCTCCTCGATATACTTTCTTCCGGTCTCTGCATCCGTCCTTTCTCCGTACATGTGCATCCTTGCCTGGTCTCTTAGGTTATAAAGATACATGGACATAAGCTGGGCTTTCGTCATGGTAGCTTCCGCCTGTGCATTGCCCCTTACAGTATGTGCGGTAAAGGTAAATGTATCATTGGAAAGCTTAGTTATATCCTTTGTCTTGATATGGTTTTCTTTCATGGCTTCCTTGAAGCGGTTCTCTACTTGATTCAAGGCTACCGTCTTTTTGTCTCGTGCCGCTCTAAGGAGTTTGTAGACCTTCTTTCCGCCGTCTCCCATCTCATGGAAAAAGCTATAGGCATCCAGCATATTATAATTTAAAAATTCATGCGTTTTACTATTCCAGTCTATGCCTGTTTTCTGGCTTTCAAAATCCTTAATAACCTCATTTGCTACTTCGGAAACCTTTGCATTAAGGGTATCGGAAATAAACTTGTTTTGGCTTTCCACAATCTTCTTCAGTCCCCTTAGGCTGTTTCTCAAAGTCTGAAGCTGTTCAGTAGTAAGGCGGTTCATATTGCCATCAATCCCTTTGACTGCCTCTTGCACCTCCTGAAGGCTTGTGCGCAAGTCAGGATCAATATCAAGATACATTCCCTTGCCATCTTCCTCGGTAAAGACTCCGCCATTCATTTCCGCTTCCGTCAGTCGCCTATTCAGTGTTTCAAGGTTCTTTGCAAACTCGTGCGCCGTCATGCTGATTTTGGGAAGCTTGCCGTCATAGGTATTGACAGAGGAAAAATCTACAGAGGAAAGCACCGGCACAAGGTCTTTTAAAAGCACCTTAGGCACGTGCAGATTATCCGTAGGATTTACAGCCATGTTCATTAAAGCCTTAGAATCCCTTACAATTTCCCTCTTGTAAATCTGTCTATGGCGCTGTTCGTCCTGTTTCTCCCTATACGCTTGGTGCAGTTCTCTTCTGGCTTGATACTCAAGTCCTGTTTTCTTCAGAATCCTAGCTTCCTCCCGGATAAAGGTATCGTAATCAATAAGACTATCCTTGTAGTCCGCTCTTAATGCCTTGATTCTGGCAACACTCTTTTCGTCCTTCTTCTCTGCCTTGGCAATGTACTTTTCAATCTTAGCCTCGTACTTCTCTCTGTATTCCTGTTCAAGGCTTGCACGGGCATCTTCCTTCAGCTTCTTATAACTCTTCTTGTACTTGTTGTTTAAACTCTCCTCTCCTACCTCGAAATAGGCATTAAAAATCTCGTCTGCCAATCTGTCTACGGCATGATTGTATTCCTCTCCGGGGAAATGCTCATAGTCCTTTGGGCGCAACTGCTCGAATCCGTCCAGAATCTCCAAGGCAACATCCGCATCATTGCTAGTGAAGTCATGTTCCGGGAACTGATTGGGAAACTCATGCTGCAGCTCTCTGTAAATATCATAGATATTGTTCTGATGGTCTGCATTTGCTTTCCGAATATCCACCTTACCAAAGTATTTCTTTCGCAATGCGCCGAATCCGTCCGGGTAAATATCCTCGATATACTCTTCCGGAATATACAGCGGCCGCTTATCAAAGAATCCTTTGAATGCCTTGTACTCCCTTACTTCGTCCTCATCTTGATACTGGGCATTGTCGATAACTTCTCTAGCGATAGAACGGCTTACCCTTGTTACTTCTCCGCCGTCAATGTTCTTGCTTTCCTTTAGGTACTGATACAGGCCAGTCAACTGCTCCACTAAGTCGCTTTTCTTGAAGGAAGATTTGAACTCATCCAGCATTCTATCCGCTGTCTTTCTTACATCAGCTTGAGAGGGAACATGGGACTTCTCTGCATTCAAAACCTCGCTTAGATAGTTGTTCGCTTTCTTCAGCTCACTGTTTTCCTCCTCCAGCGCATGATAGTATTCCTCGGAAATATCAAGCTGGTGAAGAATTTCGTTCGCCGATGTTGTATCTCCAGTAGTTGAATCTTCTGTATTATTGGATTGTGAATTAGTAAAATTCTGTAATTCATTTTTGAAATACGGTTCAACTTTATTTGAATCATTTCTCGCCTTCGGGTCTACATTCTGAAGAATTTTATTGACATCCATTTGGAAGCGTGCTAAATTAAACCCAACAACAGAGGTTGCGGGTAAGACCAGGCTTAGAGATGCTGGGGCTGTGCCTCTGTTCTTTTTTGTGTCTTTGTAAGTATAATTTTTCTTTCTTTCGCTAGGTTCAATATATAACAAGTCTTTTTTGTGTGTTTTTAAATACGTTCCGAACTCTTCTTTTCCATACACCGACTTTATTCTGTTTGAAACAATACTGATTTTTGCGTATCTAAATTGGTCGGAAGGTTGCACAGCCACAATCACCCTGTCACCTTTGCTATCGAATTTATTCGTCACAACTACAAAACTGCAATCCTTAGTTTCATCATCAGACCTAATAATAAAAGCAGGAGTGTCAATCGCTTTTGAATCTATGATAATATCGCTTGCCTTTAACCCATGAGGATTTCTATCCTGTAACTGTTGAGGTGTTAAGTTTAACTTTTGCTGTATTTCCGTTTTGGTTTTTGCCTGTACAGAAACGACATGTTCTATATTCATAACCATCGGCAAACTATCAATCCCCAAAATCTTAGAAAGAATTTTCGGAGTTTCTTGAATATACACATATCTATTATTATGAGTTCCTGTTTGATAAATATGCTCAAGCAACTGCTCATGGGGAGTCCCATCTTCGATAATTTTCTGCAACTGAACTTGAGATAGTTCCGTTTCGCTATCTTCCGCATAAGTTACAGGCTCATATTTCTGCATATTCTGAGTAGCTTCTTCGATACCGTAAGACCATAACTCCCTAGCCTCTTCGTATCTCTTTAAGTCCTCCTGTAATGCAAGGCTTGCCCTTCTGTCTCCTGTATGGGAAATAAGTTCCTTGTAGGCATCAATAACGGACTTAATCCAGTCCAGAATCTTCGCCGCAAATCCCTTTGTTTCCTTGTCCGCCAAAATCTCCTTAACTAACTTCTCATCATTCAAGAAACGAGTGGTGGCATCCGCCACAATCTCATCAACGATTTCTTCCTCTGTCATGTTCTTGCCGTAGCTGTTTCTATAGGCTTCCTTCAGCGTATCAAAATCAGTTCCGGAAGAGCGCACTAGGCTTTCTACTACATGGCCGCGGAACATAGGATAAGCAATCTCGTTATAGTCCTTTAGCCAGTGTGTCATTTCATGGGCAACAGTGCCAAGGATATTATCACTCTGTAGGTCGATTGTGATAATGCCCTTTCCCTTTTCGTATGATCCATTCGCCCCATCTGCATACTTGGAATCCGTGATACGGAAAAGAAGCCCTGTATTCTTCCCCAAGGCATTAAGTACAGTGATTAGATTTTTCGGAGCATGAGGAACGTAATCCATTACGCCGCCTTCCCTTTTCTCTACTCGCTCCTTAAAGTTCTGGTTCCAGTTCTTTTCTGTAGCCATCAAATCCCTAAATCCGGCTTTGTAAATCTCCTTTCTTTGCTCTTCACTAAGCAATGCCATTCTTGCAGTCTTTACGGCTCCTGTCTGCAAATCTTCGTGTCCTGTCTTGTAGTTATACCGTGCAATGTTATAAATATCATTGTACGCCTTAATGTAAGTCGGAAGGTCTAAGCTGCCGTCATAGTTTTTCATAAAGGCTTGCTTTCCCTCTGTATCGTAATTCCCGGAAAACTCATGCAAAGCATTTTGCTCCATGGCTTTCCGTGTGGAATCTATCTGCTGGATCCTGTTGCTTAACTCCGGCGCTACCGCCTTACTTCCCTCTTCCCGGATAGAATCTTCGGTCTGATTGTTGGACATCACATTGTAAGGCGCATTATTCCCTTCCTCAGACTGCACAGGCTCGCCGCTATGGCTTGTTTCTGCTTCAAGGGTGGAATTATTCGCCTCTGCCTTCTTGGAAGCCTCTATGGCGGCGTTATCAATGGCATTGCCTAAATATCCCCTATCCATCAAGCTTACCTTCTGCCCCTTGGCTTCCTTCTCCGCAAGCCTTGTAGCTACCTCATGGATAGCTTTTCCCTCTTCGGTGGAGGTGTCGGCACTATCCGCAATATCTTGATAGGTTCCATTCATGCCGCTATAGGCAAATCCGTTCCGAATAGTATTGGACATTCCGGCAATTCCTGTAGAGAATCCACCGGACAATGCTCCGCCAAGTCCGGACATTGCAACATTGGCCGCAATCCCTTTAGCAGTATTAAATTTCGCTTCCTTGTCGCTCTCTCCAGATTGCCGTCTTGCAAGATATTCCTGTACCATATCGGATTGCTTGCCCTTAATGAGATAATCGGATGCGGTATTGGTTAATTCCGTTCCCATTTCCTCAATAGCTTCTTGTCCCATCTGTTTTAAAACATTCTTTGCAATCTCTTTCCCGGTAGTTCCTAGCCCATTCTTAGACATTTCCAAGAAATGAGCTTGTGGCGCAAACTCCCAAGCCGCTTCGGCTACACCCTTTGCTATTCCGGCGGAAAGCATCTGGTCTCTGGTAATGTTAGGGTTTACGGAATCGTCCAAGTATTCTTGATTGGCCGCCGTTCCGGAAGATAACGCAAGTCCTCCGGTTCCTAAGGTTAATGCCCTAGCCGCTGAAGCTGTACTATCCAGCACGGCACCGCCGATAAAATCGGCTACTTTCTCCCCTGTACTCTCCACACCGTCATCATAATTGAAACCTAAGTCATTTCTAACAGCTCTAAGCGTACCGGCTCTAACCGCATTGGACTTAAACTGTTGCGCCATGGATTCAGGCTTCAGCTTTTCCTTAGAGGCTAACTGGTGTGCAGTATTTACTATTCCTTCAGCTCCGGCAATGGATCCTTGAATGGCATTCCATGCAATACCGAATCCGGGCGCAATCGCTCCTCCTACAGGGCTCTTGGAAAGCTCATTCATGAATTGATATTCCCCGGACTTCTCATAGTCTCCTTTGAGAAGGTTTTTATACTCCTCCTTACTCATGGGATTGATATTTGGCGCAAAGTCTGCACGTCCGTTATAGTTATCCGGGATTATCTTCTTGTGGCTCTTGGAATAGTCTTGCCAAAGCTTTTCATAGTATTCTTCCGGCTGTCCAACGTATGAATTCTGGACAGGCTTCTCAACATTTCCAATCGCCCCTTGCTTTTCACTCCAGTTATAGCCGCCTCCGTTGTTTTCTACTGAGTTCATCTTTGGAAGATTAAAGGAAAAGCCGGCGGGTTTCGTGGTGCCTTGCCCCTTACTAAGCCATCTCTCCCTATACCCAAGAGGAGAAGAATCAAAGGTACTACTCTTTTGAGCTGTGGCCTGTAGCTCTCCTTGTGGGGAAGAATTAGAAATAGGGGAAGCTGGCCTTGCCACGCTTCCCTCTGTTCTCCTTGCCCTCTCTGCAATATATCCTTGCACAAGCTTTCTATTCTCTTCCTGTTGCTTAGTGTCAAATAAAGAACTAAATCTTCCCATTTTCTCCCCCTTTTATCTTAATATCCTCTCTTCTCTCTTGCCTTTCTTAACTCGCTTCTGGTGATGTAGGTAAGCGGATCGTCCGGCGTGATATCTAAGTCGTAGTCAACGCCATCATGCGCATAGATTTCCTTTAGGGCGTTCTGCGGAGTAATTGCCGGGTTCGGTCTTGCCGCCACATTGTTCGCCCCCTTGTTGAAGTAAGGCGCAAAGGCATCCATTAAATCAAACGCATTTCTGACTTGCTTTCCTGTCTTTCCTGTCTTTCCTGTATTTCCTGTCTCTGCCTTTACAGGTGCCGCCTTTACTTCCGTTTGCTTCCCTTTCCTTCCTCTTCTTCCGCCTCTGCCGCCTCCACCGGAACGACCACCACCGCCACCGGCTCCGCCTAGTGCCATCTGCGCAAGCGCTTGCTTTGTCTTTTCGATATTCAGCCGAGAAAGTTCGTTATCAAGTTCCTGTGCTTCTTTCTTCATGGCGTATTCTTTTGCCCATTGCTCCTCTGCCTTGTCTTGCTGGTATGCGCTCATATCTGCGCTTCTGTCAGCATTATATTGCCCGGCTAAGTGATTCGTTCCGTTCCAGTAGTTGGATGTATTGGCATTATAGACATTCAAGTCATTAGCCATTTCCCCATTAAGGGCGTTGAGATAGTAATTTCTATCATTCATCCAGTCGCTTACGGTGTCTCTGTAACGGCTATAGTCGGTGTTATCCTGCCCTTGGAAAGCTTGAAGCTGGTTATACCGATTAGCCCGGTCATCCCGGTACATTTGATAAGCCTTGTCTCTAAATTCCAGTGCCCTATCATTCAATCCGCCCATGGTAGTATCATAGGCTTGCTGTCCTACTTGCTGGGCGTAAGTAGAACCATAGCCGCCGGACTGCGCCTGTGCGTTCGCCATGGTGTCTTGCATTGCCCGCCTTGCTGAGTCTGTGTATCTCTGGGCATACATCTTATACAGGTCGTCATTCTGAAGGTCTTTCCCGGTATAAGAGAATTTCTTTTCCCCATAGATTCCGTCCAGTAAGCTGGAAATCTGCGCTTCATACTTTGACTTAAAGGGGTCTGGCCGCTCCCCTTCTACCTTCTTTAGCTGTTCTCTCCTGGCATCCACATATTCAGATTCGCTGTAGTCTCCCGGCATGGATCCTAATCGTGCCGTATACGCCTTATATGCCTTGTCCACCTGTTCAGATGGTGTATATCCTCTTGTGGGATAGCTTACCTTCCCGCTTTCGCTGGTGCTGGTGCTTACATTCTGCGCCGGGGGATTTACAGGAGCGGGCGCTTGCTGATTTACCCCAGCCATTACATTCGCTGAAGGATTGTTATTCCCTCCGCCGTTTCTTAACTGATTTAAAAGGCTAATGTTCTGGCTTGCCGTTCCTGTGTAGCCTGTCATGCCCATTTGATTGGCCAGTTGCTTTCTTGCAGCGTAGGAACTTCCCTGTCCCCTTTGGTTTAAATAATCAACGATTGAATTACTTAGCGCCATCTTCTTCCCCCTTTTCCTCTACTGTCGCCATACCGGTAATTAGCTGATAGGCTGTGATAATGTTTACCATGTTTTGAATCCCGCTTACATTTACCCGGTTAAGCAGTTCCGCCGCTTTCGCTAGTTCCTTTTCCATCCTTTATCCTCCTGTATAGTTCTTGAATCATCTTTACCCTTAGTGGAATCAGTTCCGCATAAGGCACCGTCATATATTCCCCTTCCTGTCTTACAATGCTGGGAAGGTCGGAATCCTTAAATGCTTTGTCCAGCTCCTGTGCGATATAGCCTATCTTCTTATCCGCATTTCCCTTTAGCTGGTATTCTACAGGCCGAAGTCTCTGAAAAAGGGATAGAACCTTCTCTCCGTCTATATCCTTAATTCCTTCCTTAAGCCTTATATCCGACCATGATTCCCCTTTTTCGTTAAATATTTCCGAACACCTGGCACGGTTCGCGGGGGTTTTTGCTCCACTCCTTCCCGCCAAGGTGCAAGCGCCTTTCACATGGAGTACATCAAAGCTAAAGTTCGGAAGTGTCCCGTGAGGAACACCGTCAGAATCTACCTCTTGATTCCAGCCGTAGGTAGCATCTATAACCCCGGAAACATACAGTTCCCCCTTGAAGGAAGTTGTGGAGCTTTCCTTGCTTTCCTTGTCTATCCTCCTGTTAGAGGTCATTGTTACAGGCTTCCCTTGGATATTATCCGGGTTACAGTCGATATTCTCCGCCGTTGCTCCTCTGAGATTCATATAGTGTGCCTCGATTGTTCCGGATCCAATCGCCGTATTCTCCGCACCGACTAAGGTATTCCCGCTAATGGTGAATCCCCCTAGACTTCCGGTTGTGGCGTTTACCGTACCTTTAAATCTCATGCCGCTTTCATTTATGGTTAGGTGCTTAGTATTCACTAAGAATCTTTTCCCTATGAGTTCTATATGTTTTCCAAGTGATAGCTCCGTGTTCAGCTTGCTTACAACATCCTTTTTCTTTACGCCAAGCTGTAGAATGTTGCTCGTATTTTCAAAGTAGGTCTCTACATTGCTATCAAATCTCCGAAAGCGGAACAAAATCTTCTCGTAGTTAATTTCAAATTCCTTTATAGCCTTTTCCGTTTCCTCATAGTCCTTAATAAAATCCTCAGAAAAGGAGGCGGGGAAAGATACGTTTTCCGAGGCATAGCGGATAATCTTCTGGTTTTGCAGTAAAAGATTCCGTATTTTTGTCATCTCATCCATATCTTTCCCCCATGTTATGAAGAATTTTATCTAAGCAACAAGTGATAGAGTCAACGTCCAGCGCAAGGATTCCCCCTTGCATTTCCTTTGTAAATCTCTTGTCTACTTCTTGCGCGATAAAGCCAGTCGAGCGATTGCCGCTCCCCTTAAATGTAAAGCTTTTAGGAGAAAGATTCCTAAGCAAAAGGCTACTTTCTTCCGTCTCAATCCCTCGAATATTTTCCTTCAGCCTAATATCTGACCATGTAGAATTTGCCGTGCTGGATCGTACCTTCTGGCATTCGATATTTCCGGAAACCACAAGGCCGCCCTCTGGGTCAATGTTGGTATTGTATCGGCCAGGGTACGTCTCTTTGTTATCTGCATTCAGCTCATCCTTAGAAGGTCGCGTTGGAGCCTTTGGGATAGATTCTCCGTATGCCCTTTGTGTGGTGTAGATTCTCATGCTTCCACAAGTAAGCCTTTTGGAAGATTCCATAGCAGAACAGGAGAACCCGCCTAGGAACTTTGCCCCGCTTACATTGATATCCTCAAAATTCCCCTTGAAGGTTGCATTGATATTCACATTTCCGTAGGCATTTATTGTCCTTCCTTCTCCGTAGTCGGCGACAATAGACCTTGCCTCAATCTTGGAATTGCTTCCGCCCGCCCAAGACGTATGATTCCCGGTAGTTTTAATTCTCCATCCGGCTATTTCTCCGCCTTTAGCATGGATTTCCCCCTTGGCTACGGCTTGCGTATCGGTTAGGACAAAGTTCTGTGTAGATATGTCCAGCCTCTCCCCCTCGATGGATATAGCCTCCTCCGAAAATGTGATTGTGTTTGTTATGTCTCCCATTGATAGAGCAAGCCTTATCTGCTCCATTTGCTGTTCGTATGCTGTTTTTGACTTGTTTACAAGGTCGGTATATACAGTCCTTAGTCCGTTCCCCCTTACCTCCAGCATGGAAGCAAAATGCTTTGTTTCTTGATACCGCTGCAGTTCCTCCGTACTGAAATTGTCTTCCGGATCCAGTGAGGAAAATACATTCTGCACCGCCCTATTGATTCTTGTTATATGTCCTTCCACATCCCTAGTGCTTTTTATACTATTCGGACTTTCTGCTTTATAAAGCATGAGAAATTTTCCTCCCTATTTTTTCTCAAAGCGTCTCAAAGTTTCTCAATTCCTGAATCGCTTTGCAGATTACGCCGTTGAATCCCTCATAATCTAAGGCGTAATAGCCGTTTTCCATCTCTCCGACTAGCCCGTAAGGGTCTCCCCCGGCAAGGATATCCTGTGCTATAAAGCCGTAATGCACGCAAGAATCGCTCTTTAAGCGGTACTCAACAGGCCGCAAGGATAAAATGTACTCTAAGGCGTTCTCAATAGGCTTAATGTCCTTCTTCAATCGTCTGTCACTCCATGCCATACCCCGATTATTCGAGTACACATCAAAGCAATCCAGCAATCCGTCAATGTATGCTTCGTTACACTGGCCGCAATTCGCCTGTACGGAAGAGGTACAGACTACATCCTCACAGTAAAACCAGCCGAAATAGGTATTTGTGGAAGTTTGCACATTGCAGTTACTAAAATCCACATGGCACCCGGTAATATCTTTGTCGGTGGTAATATCCAACTGCCCCCTTACATTCACAGTTGTTCCTCCTAGGCCGCACGCCGATATAGTGTCGCCTCTTAGAAATTCCGTATTCCCTTCCTTCACAATCTGGAATCCGCCGAAATTGCCCGCCTCTGCATAGATTTCCCCGGAAAGCGTTAGGTTTCCTTCTCTATCAAGCTGGAAATTTTCAGAGTAGACCTGTAAAGCCGTTCCTCTGATATGGATTTTATCTTTGGATATGTTCACCGCATTTACCACATCCCCTCTCTTGGCATACAGGTTAATCTCTCTTGCGGTCTGTTCAATACCAGCCTTTAGCTTTTCCTCGCTGTTCTCCAGCGCCAAGGAGAATCTGTCCATGCTTTGGATAAGCTCGACAGCCTTCTCCCCGCTTTGGAAGAATTTCTTGTACTCAGCCGGTGCCATATTGTCACGATCCACGTTTTCCGATAGATACCGGATTTTCTTATTCAGTTCGTCCAGATACGCCTTAACCTTCTCCAAGTCGTTAATCTCGCCTATATCTATCCTTGGAACGCTAAATACGCTCATCGCTCGCTTCCTTTCCCTATGGTCTTACTCATGCCGTACAGGATAAACCAGCCATGCCCTTCTAAGCGGTACTGGTACCTTTCACATTTCTTTAGCTTTAGCGGCACGGTATAGGTATTCCGTCTATCCGCTGTGACTGAAGCAACCCTTCTCCAAGTGGTGTCATTGTCATACCTCACATATACGGCAAAATAGGCATCCGTTTCCAGCTCCACATTGAATTGCAAGGAATGGACTTTCTTTTGGTCTATAGTTCCCTCTTCCAGATACACGGATTCCAAATACCAGTCCATATCCCCGGTGCGGATTTCCTCTAAGCTTGTGAATCTACTACTAATATGGCGTTCCTTCTCTCTTGTCTCAAAAAGGATTCCATTGGCATAGAACCGACTTAATAGCTTGTTCTCGTGCTCGTCCTCTTTCATCCAGACGTTATGCACTAAGTCATAAACGTAGGTAGTTGTTTTATTGAAGAAAGTTAAATCAACATAGTATTTTCCCTTCCACTGATTCGCTACTGCGCTTGACCATCTAAGATTTAGCTTATCTGATACCGATTCCGGCATTCCCCCGGTATACGCCATAATGGCATCACGTCCCACGTACATAACTGTTTCGTTTACATGGCATAATGACTTACTGCACCCTTTCATAACGCCCCGCGCCTGTACGGTATCAAGGCTAAAGTTAGATGGCTTTGTGCCGTAGATTGTATGAATGTAGTCCTCCTTGAAAAACACTACATAGCCTTGCTGGGATATAACCCCGGTAAAGTCTCCATCACTTCCCACCGATACCGCATAGCTGTCCGCCGCCGTGCCTTGGTAGCTGTTCCAGTTGGTAGGGTCTCCAAGTTTTGAAGCATAAATCTCATGATTCGCACTGGAGCAACCCCACAGGCGGTTGTTGAACTCACAAACAAAGTCTAAGTCCGGAAGCTTTCTTTCAATCTTTACCCCTCTTTCCTCCGTAATACTCCGAAGGGCAGCGCCGTTCTCGTCTACTGCCGTGATTACAATAAAGTTATCCCCTATTTCCTTAATGGCCTTAGCCCCATTTAATACATTCGTGTACTGAGTAAATCCGGACAGGGTAACAACATCATCCTTCTTAAAGGCTTTCCCTAAGTTAGTTCCTTGAATCTTCACAAAGCTTGAGCCTTCAGAAACAGGAGCAATGGAGATACTGCCGCTTTGCGTGTAAGAGGCTTCCATGTCCAACAATTCCCCTGTCGCGGTGTTATACACTTGCTTATCCGGGAATATGCAGATATATGCGCCCATGCCTACAAGGGTTCTATCCAGTTTATCTCTGTTTAGCTTCAGCGTTCTTTTGCTTGCATTTACATTGAACTTCATGATGGCTGTAGCTGTAATTATGTAGTTATCATTCTTCCAAAAAAACTGGGAAGGCTCACTCAAATCAGAATTGGGGTTATTTCGTTCGCATAGTGTCAAGGACGGATAAAGCCTTGAAGATATGTTTTTCATATCTAAAAACTCATTATCCGCCCCCACGCTTGACTGGTTTAATCCGCCGAAAACGCCTATCATTTGCTTATTCTTCCCTATCGCTTGCATTGGCTTGAATCTCATTAAATCAACCCCCTTGCTTTTCTCTCTCCATGGACTAAGTAGCGATTGAGATAGGACAGCCAAGCCTCTTTCTCTGCGTTATATGCCTGCACCGCGTTGGTGTAGCTTTCTATCTCGTCCTCCGCATAGTCTATTTTCGCTTTGATATAGTTTGTATAGATTCCTAAAAACCTACTGTCTAGGATAACTACAGCGTCCTCATCCCCCTGTGTATAGGATTTAAGGGAAGGAAGTAACCTCATAGGCTCGCTTTCCTTCATTTTCCCTAGCGGTTCTACAATCCGATAGGGACTAGTGCCCATAATGGTAAGCCTTCCCTCCGGCTCTGCCTTTGCCTCTCCCTCTGCATTGGTATAGCCTTCCAGCGTGTCCGTCTCCCCATGGAGGAACGCCCGCCCATTGATAGGCTTAATCTCTACTTCCTTGCCACGCATAAAGCCAAGGTACAAGTCGAAAACCTCAGCCTCTACCTCATTTAGATATTGTATTTTTGCTTCCCTATCCACATTGTTCGGCCTTATTGCATCCACCATGGCCAGAATTTCCCCTACTGTAAGTTTCATTTCACTACCTCCTTTTTCTTTGTATTATCTCGAAAAAAGCTGGATTTTTCCCAAGCAAAAAGGAGGGGGGAACCCTCCTTATAGCTATATCTGGATTCTGAATCCGATTGGGATTTGTACAATTTGGTTTTTGCCTCCATTCGCTTGCAAGAATCCATAATCTCCCGGAAGCACTGTACCATTGCTAGACAAAAAGATTTGTCCGCCAATAGACTTAGCAAGCAAGAAAGGCTTATTGCTAATATATGCGTTCGGATGCAAAACAAAGTACGGATATTGCCCTTGTAAAGCTGTATCTTTATATTCCGGATTTCCTACATTGGTTCCAAGTAGCTCTTTCTCTGTCGGAATCCACAGTTTTTGGAATAAAGGTTCTTCCCCATAAAATCCCACAAATTTTTCAGATATTCTTAAAGATTCCATGCCAAGCGCTTTTTTGAAGCTCGGGAAAACACACTCTTCCATTATCTTATTAACTGCGGCCAGAGACCAATTATTCTTGATAATCGGATCCGCTTTGTACTTAGCAACCTGTTCATTGCTAAGCGCCGGAACTACTCCTGTGTCCATGCAAATAAAATCTACATGGTTTTTTATCGGCAGAATATCGCCGTTTCTGTTGCTATTGAATTGACAATTCACACCAGCTACATAGAACTTTTTCCCGCCAATTACGATGTAATCTCCCGGGCGGATATGTCCATACGCACCATATCGCATAGCAATTTGCAGACCGGCAAGAACATATTGCTCGCTGTGGTCTGCGCCAAGTCCTAGCAGCTCTCCGATTTCTCGTTCCGGTTTCTTCTCCAATTCCATAAGCTTCAGTAGCTTTTCTTGTTCTTCAGTGAGTCCAGCGCCTGTCTTTACCTTGCCGATTTCCCCAGCTACATAGGAGCGCATTGTTTCCTCCGGAACTCCTGTTTGCACCTTGCCAATCTCCCCGGAAACGTACTTACGCATTTCCATCAGTCCCTTTGCGTAAAGATCCCATACTCCGGTTCTGAATCCAGACAAGGAATTTTTAAAGAAATATCCGGGAATAATACTTGTCCCATCTATGCTTAGGTCTGCGGATATGTCTTGCGACCATTTCCTCACATCAGATTCTATCGTCCCTTTTCCATCTGCGAATCTGGAGGTTATAGAATCATTTGCGACCTTTCTCGCTAAAGCTGTCGCCTCCGCCTCTGTGATTCCGCTCTTTACATTACCAATGGCAGAATCAACATAGGTTTTCATTTCTTCTTTTGTTATAGAGACTTTCCCGCTTGCTTCCGCCTTCTTTAACGCTTCCAGTGTCTTGGCTTCGGAATCCTTCGCCTTCTGTGCTGATACGCTCGCTTCCGTCTTAAATCCTTCCGCTTTACCCTCCGAAACCTTAGCATTGTTCGCAAAGGTCTCCGCTCTATCGGCGTTCTGCTTCGCCCTATCCACCGTGGAATTTGCTTCATTCTTTAAGGCCTGTACTTCCCCTTTAATACTGTTAGCCGCATTCTTTGCAGAGACTGCTTCATTCTTTGCGCTATTTGCTTCTGTTTTTGCATTTACCGCTTCATTTCGCGCCGTTGTAGCTTCTGCCTTAGAAGATTCTGCCGAACTGGCATATTGCTGGGCGGTATTCATGGCAGAAATAACCTCTGACCTAACAGAAACTACATCCTTCTTATCCCTAGAAACAGCCTCCTTATCTTCCTTTACGCTATCTCTATAGCCCTTTGCTTCTTCCGATACTGCCTTGATTTTCTCTTCCTCTGAAACAATGTTTGCTAATGACTGATTTCTTTTTTCTTCTGCTTCCTCTCTCTTTTCCTCTGCAACGATCCTTTTCTTTTCCGCCTCTACTCGTGCGGCTTCTCCTACTCCGATTGTCTCGAACTTCTTTTCAAGCTGTTCCAATTCGGAAAGAGTAGACCGAGAGACCACCACACTATCTAACGATTTTTCGATATAAACAGCCGCCTGATAGGATTTCCAACGGCAAGAACCTTCCCTATCAAATGCATCTAACTGAATAAAAGCTGTCCCCGGATGGCTTAGCGTAACAGATGAAACAAGCCATCTAAGAATAATGGCATCATCCGTTACAATCTTTTCAAGGTCGCTTCTGTCTGATTGCTTTGTGCCAACATAACGGATATTTAACTTGAATATCAAGTTGGCCAAATCTATACCGTCCCCGGATAAACGGTCTATGCTGAACTCTCTTACAGTAGTTTCCGCCTCTCCTACTGCCGCAATGCTTTGTTCCTCTCCGGAAATGAATAAGGTTTTGCTTCGTACTTTAATCATCTTTTTTCCCTCCTGTATAAAATAAAGGCGGTAGGTTCCCCCACCGCCTCCAATGTTTAGCCTTCCGCTTCGTAGGCTACAGAATCCGAATACCGAATTGCTTCCGCCTCCTGTTCCATGGAGTTCCGAATCGCTTCCGCAAATTCCTTAGGAACCTTCACATTCTTCCCTCTTGGAACTCTCAAAGACCTACCGTTCACACATACGAAAAGCGGTCTTTTATGGGTATCATCAAGGGGAAGGAATACCATCTCGGTATCCCTTGCCTTTGGTGCAACCTCTTCAACTGGTGCGGTTGCTTCCGCTGGTGCTTCTACTGTCGCGCCTTCAATCACACTTGTTTCTACTACTTTATTTGCCATGCTACCTCCTTTTAGTTAGCCTCATGCTCGTTATAGGTGGATGCCGTCTCAATTCTAACCATGTACTGGTTTGTAAGGATAGCTACCGCCTTTAGTGCCTTCCAGCCTACTGTAGAACGCTGGTTCAATGGGTCAGAGGAACCGGCAGAACCGCGCTGCTTAACAATGGTCTCCAAGCCTTCTCCCTCTAAACTGGTTACTGCAAACGCATCCTTTCCGCAAATCAAGGTAGAATATACGTCTACAGAGGAAGCTCCCGCGTTAATCCACTTCTTCGCTTCGGAAGTCTCGTAGAACTCTACGCCGTGCAAGTCAAACAAATAGCCTTCCTTGAATGAACTATTGTCAGTGTACTTAAATAGATTCTTGTAGTCATCGTTCTGCTCCAAGTCAAAAGCAACGTCTTGAGAAATAATTCCCGCGTACTTTCCGTTAATCTTCGGCGCGCTGTACTTTTTCAATGTTCTTACCGCCATGGCAATCGCCTTAGGGGTAATCTTATGAGCGGAAGTAAGGGCGCTTCTTGAAGATACCTGTCCTTCAGCGTACTGCACATTATTTCCGGCATTGACTACCTCTCGCGTTACCGTATCGAGGGTTCTTCCCGCCTGGTCGCCAAGCTTATCCTGTGCTTCCAACACATGGTTATCAATGGCGGTCATTTCCAGAAGGTCAGATAATGCTACATAATCGCCGTACTGCTTCAGCACAGCGGTTACGGTGAACATATCCAGCTTCTTTCCGGTAGGTGTCTGTCCCTCAGTAAGCGGAGTTGTTGCCTTTGCCAGTGGCTCGAATCCTCTAAATTCAATAGTTTTTCCGTGGTTCTTAGGAATACTTACCTTCTTTCCAAGCTGATCGTGAATCAAGGAAGGTCCCACCAAGCGGATAAGGTTCTTGTCATAGAATGTCTTATTGTTGGAGGGGGATAAATCATTGTCGGAAGCGGTACTTGTGGTAAGGTTCATTGGTGTAGGGTCTGGGAACTGCAACGCTTCAAGGTACAGCAAATCCAGAACATTGGTCTTAGTTTCTGCTAATCTCATAGTCTTCTTCTCCTCTTCTTAGAGGATGACGTGGTCTCCTCTATTTACTCTGTTTACAATCTCTGCGATTTCTTTATCGCTCATCTTGGAAATATCCCCATTTACTGGAGACAATGTCGTTCTGCCGGTTGCGGACTCTTTTACATCCCCTTGCCCTGTCTTAATCTGGCGGGCGGTCTCCATGGCGGCCTGTTTCTTAGCAAGTTGTGATTGTCTGTCCATGATTTCGTGCATGTGGATAGCTTCATATGCCTGTTTCATAGTCCAGCCTTGAGAAATCAGAGAAATGAATCTTTCCCCTGTCTCCTCGTTCCCCATTTCTTCCGCTTCGTCAAAGTCCGGGTAAGCTTCCTTTACTTCCGGGATTTGTGCATCCCAGCGGGCGTAAAGTTCTCGCCTCTGCGCTTCTTCTTGTGCCGCTCTCTGCTCTCCCAGCAATGCCCGGTTCTTTGCTTCTACCTCTTGCATACGCCTATAGGCATCTACGGTCATGCCAGCTTGGCTTGCCGCCTCTGCGTATAGGTCTGTTTTGTTCTGAAGGTAGGCTACTAGGCTTGCGGGGTCTCCGTCTTGCGGCGCATCCGGAAATGCGCTCATGATTAAGCCGGACAGCATATCTAAATCCGCAACTTTTGCTTTAAGTCCATCATAGTCCTTAAAGCGTCTGATAATTTGGTTCTGCACCGCCTTATCATACTGCGCCTTTAAATCCTCATTTTCTTTCAGTAGCTTCTTTAGGTCAGCCTTTGGAGCCTCTTCTTCAGGAACTTCCTCCGTCTTCTCCTCCGGATTCTGCGCTTCTCCTTCCTGTGCCTGTGCAGTCTCTTGCGCTTCTGCCATGCCTTCCGCACCGCTTGCGCCGTCTGCTCCGCCTTCTGAAAACTGTAAAGGTTCAAGGTATAATCTTTTCATTGTTCTTCCCTTCTGCTCTTTATGGTGAGCGTGTCCGTCTCTTAGGTCTTTCCCTAGTGTCTAAACTGGTTTTAGCACTTCTCTTTTACAGATTCCCTAGCAATAACGATACTATTTTCGTATTGCATGGAAACGATATCCAGGCCATACAGGGCAACGGAAAACATCGCCAGAACTTCCCTTCTTTCCGCCTCCGGCATACGTCCAAAATCTACGGATAAAGTGAAATCTCCATGGTTTGCATTGTAGTAATAGCTTCCGCCCCTACATTCCTTGTTGAAGAACTCCAGCACCCTATAGGCAAGCGCTTGCGACAGGGCGGAAACCTTACTACAGGCGTAGTCCGTGCCTTCTTTCTCTCTCTTTGCGTGTCCATGGAGGGATAGCTCTATGCCTCCCTCCGTCTCTCTCCATAACCCTTTTATCATACGCCCGCCCTTTCTCTAGCCTCTATCCTAGCCTTCTCCGCCTGTGAGGTGGTGTTTTCCTTCCGCGCTTCCCCTAATTGGTTTACCGCTATGCTCTGGCCGCTTACTCTTCCCGGCATTGCTTGCGCTTCCTCAGGCATACCGAACATCTGCATAATCCTAGTATCTCCTGTAGTCTCCGCTACAATCCCGCCTAATCCTTGCAACAACTGCTTCAGCTTCATGTTTTCTTGTAGCAAGGTTTGATTCTGCGATACGCTTTGGATAATCTCTTCCTTTTGGTCGAAATCCATCATCTTAAGCATTCCAAGCGTTTGGTCTGCAAGCTGTGGATTGAAAACGCCTAATTGGAAAAGTTCCTTTGCAAACTCGTTTTGCGCCACTCTTGAATAGGGACTGGCCTTTTCCGCCCCTACGGAAATATCATAGATAGGCTTATGGCCGCCCATGTATTTCCCTATTGACTGGTCAAAGACGGAATCCGGCAGTAACTCCGCCATGGAATCACTTGCCATAGGGGAATCCTTGGAAATACCCACCATTGCATAGTAGTTTTCATTGTTCATAATTATGCGGTAGGTTCTGGGAACGCTGTAAAACTGTTGCATTCTGCTTATTACCATCGTGATAAGGGATTTAAAGGCATCATAGGACACCAAATTCATAGTGCGGGAAGTCTTGCTGGAAGCTTCCTGTAATGCCGCAATGGCAGATGCCGCCGTAACGCCTCCGCTTGTTGCCCCTTGTGAAAAATCCCTATTCCCGGAATTTTCCTTCAGCTCTTCCTTTACATTCTCAAGAATCTGCGCATAGATAGGGGGCAATGGGTTTACATCAATCGGCACAATGCCGTTAGGGTCGCCCTCATAATGTACAATCAGATTATTGTAGTCGTTGAATTCTTCCTCGTTAATGCCTGTCGATTCCCTAGCAAACCGCCTAGGACGGGCATTGGCAAGAACATTCTGAATAAGTGCCTTGTTCATCTTGTCTATAAATTCTTGCGGTTCCCGGATAATGTCAATCATGCCGAATCCTACAGGCGTATTCTTGATGGGGTACATAACATCAAAGATAAAGGGGTACTGTCCATCCTCATACCAGCCGGATTCCTTTGCGGAGTCATTCTCTGAAGCATACAAAAGCTTTCCATTGCAGAACTTCGCATAGTGTAGGACGGTCTTTGGGAATACCTGTCCGCCAATCTCTACGGATACCGTCTTTTTGTAGTACCAGTCATAGACAATAACCTTATCTTCCGCCCTTGCAACCTCAGAATCGCTATAACTGCTTAAATCCGTGCCAAATTCCCCGGTAAGATTGCCAAGAATCTGCGGATATAGCACCTTCATAGTATCTACATCGGATTCCGTGAGGATAAAGACTTCCTTGCTGTCCTGTATGTCCTCGATATTAGGCTCCCATCTCATGTTTATAATGTCGATACGCTTAATTTCCACATCGCCAATATTATCCTTTGTGGGATTCCAGAATACTCCGGCAACTGATACGCCGTTCTTTACCTTCTCCATGGCGCACTTGTAATAGACTTTTGTGTAATTATTCCGCTCCAGAATGGCGGGGATAACTTTACTAAGGATTGAAGCCGTTTCCTCGTCCGATTCTTCCCTTGGGAGGATAGTCGGCTGGGGGTAGTTGTCCATCATGTCGGCGACCTTGTTAATAATTGCATTGATAAGATAACCGCTTCCCTTCTCCGGCAGTGACTTTCTGTCGTCCGTGTCCTTGTAGTCAGAATATTGCTGCCTATAGTACGTTTCATTTTCAATCAATCGGTTTTCAAGCGGCTCCATCTTCTGATGATATTGCTTACACCTAAACTCTGCTTCTCTGCAATCCTCGTCCGTAAGCTTTGGCTTATACACGACAGGCTCTACCGGGGGATTCATAAAAGGCTTTCCCTCCGGTCTATCCTCCGCAATGCCTTCCCCGGCACTTGCCACTTGCTTCTTCTCTTCTACTACTTCCTTCTTCTTTCTTGCCATTCTTTCCTCCTATCCTCTATATAGCCGCCTCTTGGCGTTGCCTTGATACAAATTAAGCGGGTCAAAATAGTGTGATTCCCTGTCGATGTAGTTCATCCGTGCCTTTATAGGATTCTTCATACAGGCATATCTCCATGAATCGTAAATATGGTCTTCTTGGCTGGAGTCGATATCCTCCACATTCTTCTCGTCATAGGTCAAATTCGGCACTGTCCGTATGAAATCGAGGCAGTCAGAGAATACATAGAACATCGAATAGCCATTTTTATCAAATGCAAGCCGATAGTGGCATTGCATAAGCCCGGCTAGTCGCTCGTGGTCTCCCTTGTCGAAATACACCCCTTCCGATTCCATAGCTTCGGCGACTGATACGCCAGTCGATTTATTCCATATCGCTGGATCCGCAACACTTCCCACGCTTATTTTCCTTCCCTTTAGCCGAGGGTCGGTATTTTCTACCTCTTTAATTCGCCTCGCCTGTTCGTGCGGTTCGTGTTTCACTCCGGTATTAGGCGTACTTGTGCAGCCGTATAATTCCCGGATAAGGTACATCCGCCCATCTCCATCCACCGCATACCAGCCGACAGCGTAAGGCTTGCTATAGCCAAAGTCATAAGCCCGAAACACCTTCCACCATTCAGGAATAGGGAAAGGCTCGATAACATGGCTCCACTGGCGCGTGATATAGCCCGACTTGTCATTTCTAAATTCCGTGAATACCTGTCCTGTAAAGCTATCCCAGTCCCCATATAAAAGGGCGTTCCGCTCTGCTTCCGGAAGTGCCGCAAGGTGCGTTACATACTCCGGGTTATTCTCCAGCAATTTCTTGTTATCAAAGACAGAGGCGGGGATATATACGCGGGATTGCGCCTTGTACTCTATGCCCTTTTCCGTCTTTACCTTATACACCTCTGTTTTTGTCTCTCCAGCTTTGCAAGAGGTTACAAACCTATCTTTTACCCATCCATGCCCTATTCCGCCCGGATTCGCTGTTGCCCGTGTGTATACGACAGTTCCCGCACCATTCGCACGGTTTCTTGACTTTAGATATTCGTATTGTGTCGCCGTGAAATGCGTAAGTTCGTCAAATCCTATAAAGTCGTATGCAATACCCTGATACTTATACTTGTCCTCTTCGGAATTAAGGCTTCCGAAGTCAATTTTAGCCCCAGACGGGAAAGTCCAGCGGTGCTCCGTCTTGTTGTACTTGGCATCCGGGAAGGCTTGCGGGTAGTAAAGGAAGGCCTTATCTATAATTTCCTTCAGCTGGGGGAAGGTTCTTCTTAAAATCAATGCTTTATAGTGCGGTATATGCACTTGCCTTAATGCTTCTATAACAAGGTAGTCCGTCTTTCCACCGCCAGCCGCTCCACCATAAAGCGCTTCGTATTCTGGCCGCGACATCATCAAAGCTTGCTTAGGTTGTGGCTTCCAAATCGCTTCCATAAATCCCCCTTTCTGCCTATAATTCAAGCAAAATCAAGGGGTTTTTGCCCTAGCAATAAAAAAAAGAACAGCCGCTAAGCTGCCCTTTTTTAAAGTCGTCTACTTCCTTTTTAAGTTTTAAATATTTCTTCCCCGGAAAAAGCGTTCAATGCCTTCTTGATATAGGTATTAACTGCCGTATCTCCGGCAATCTCTTTCAAGCGGTCATACTCCGCCACCTGTATATCAAAGGGCACCCGCTTTACCTTTGCTCTGGCGTAAGCAATATCCCTTTGCGCCTTATTTTCCTTCCATCCCACTATTCGTCCTCCTCCAAGCTATGTGCATTATAGGCATACACGAGGTCGTTATAAGCTCCTTGCAAGTCATTGCAAATCTCTCTATATTGGTGATTATCCAAATTCAAAGAACCTTCGTACGCTTTCGCAATCTCTCCCGGTTCCTCTATGTCCTCTGGAATTTCAATCTCAACGCCATAGCGAACCAATTTATCCTGGTCTTTCTTTACTGTAGAGTGATTCCAATATCTAAGTTCTTCCGGAAGCTCCAGATAAAAGTCCTCTCCAACGTGCTCTATCGCTTCCCTTATCTTCAAATTCTTAGCTACCTCTTCTAATGTAATCTCTTTCATTTCCATTGTTTCCACCTTTCCGCCCCTTGGGGCAATGCCGTTTTCTTAACTGTCCTTATCTTATCATAGCCTACGTACATAGTCAACCGTCAATTTCGCCAAAATAATAATTTTTCTTTTGTGACAATTCCCCTATTGACTACGTGCGTAGCTAATGATAGACTACGTACATAGCAAACAACAAGCCGCACGGCACACAAGAAAGGAAAACATTATGAACAAGAACTTAAACGAACTCATTAACTTAGTAGAAGCAAAGGGATTCACCATTAAGGAAAGCGGCTTCGTTAACTTCTGGGCAGAAAAAGGCAGTCTCATGATTGAAGTAGGAGTTTTCCAAGCTTATAGAAGTAAAGTCGACCGGTTAACATTCAACACTTACTACACAGACGAAGAAGGATGCCATGGCTACTACAATCCGACCTTCTACATTGAAGGAATGCTTCCAAAAGTAGACACTTCCAAGGACTACACGCCAACACCGGAAGCCCTTGCAAAACTCCTTGATGAAGTGGAGTATATGCAAGCAAATAACATCAAGTGTTATAAGAAAGGGGCTTAATGCCCCTTCCATAAAAGGAGGATATCATAATGAAAAAAATAACACTCGAAGAAGCTAAGAAAATGACAATGGCAGGAACTACCGCAAAAGGAAGGGAATTTATTTATATAAAACTCGAGCCAAACCCAATGCATGAAAAGCTTGTAAAGTGTCTTGCCCCGGCAGGTAAGGAATTAACAGACGATTTATATATAAGCCTGATTAAAAAGCTGATAAAGAAATATAACGACTTTATCGACACGCTTGAATTATGGGAAAATGCAAGTTTCAAAGTCGAGAGCACAAAACGATTAGAAATTTACGGAAACGGTACAAAAGAATTCGCAATTTACGATGCATAGAAAAGCAGAATAAAGGAAGGGTTTTCCCCTTCCTTTATTCTTACTCCCCTTTGCTGGCTTCCTCGTCTTTCTTTCTTGCTTCCTCAATAGCTTTTCTCTCCAGCTCCTCCAGTCCTTCGTTTCTTACTACGACTTCCACCACTCCGGCGGGAAGTCCTGAGCCTTCGCCCTCTTCCTTGTTCTGCCGGTTCATTTTCCAATCCTTAAAGCATCTGTTTGTAAGGTAGAAGATCATAGCTTTAACATCCGGCTTTAAATACAGGAAATCCGTATAGTAAATCATTTCTTCCCCCTCTTCCCCTTTCATGAGGGTAATTTCTCCATCCTTATTCTTTACAAGGGGGATTCCTGTCGTCTTGTCTTTTAATACCGTTTTTACTTCCTTTGTGTGCCCTATAGCAGAGAGGAAAAGGGCATTTTCCACTTGGGCATCCGCAACCATCTTTCCGTCACGGATTGCAAAGCGAAATTCTTGGCTCTTCTTTTTCCAGTTATACAAGGTCTGCTTAGATATGCCCAGCGCCTTGGCTAGTTCCTCATCGGTCACGCCCTTGCGTTTTAGTGCCGTAACATAAGTAAGCATTTCCTCCGTAAGATAATCTTGCATGAACCCTTTTTTTACGCCTCTCGCGCCTCCCACGTTTCCCCCTCCTCTCTGCTTTTTTCTTTATCCTACGCCTTTTCTGCTTCCTTTTCCCTAGCAATATCCGCTTCCATGAAGGAAAAAGTGCCGGCTTCGTCCGTTCTTGCTACGATAGACCGCCTATCCTCTATCGCCTTTACCCAATCTTGCCCGGATACGTCTACGGTTCCGCCCAGTCGCTTAATCAAAATGCTACATAGTGCTTCGCTATGGCATATCGAGAGGTTAAGCCTTGCTATTTCCGCGTCCTTCGAGTCCTTCAAGGCTCTGAAGTGGCTTGCCCGCATTTCCAGCGCCTTTATCCTAGTATCTTTTTGCTTTCCGGCTTCTCTCAATTTCTTCGTCAAGCCAGCTTCTTTTTTTAGTCTTTTCTGCTCGTCTTTCCTCACTCTTTCCTTCCTCCTTCTCCAATCCTTCGGCTATGTGCTTATATAGCGGGCACCGGGCAAAGGAAAAGCACTTGCAGTATGCAGCCATGTGCACATCTAATGCCTTCTTGTCAGAAAAGCATATCTGCATAGTACAATTCCCTTCTATCTCCGGCAATTTCTCGCATGATATAGAAGTCGCTCCCTTCCCTCTTGGGAAGGTGTGACTTATATAAAAGGGGCATTTAACTTGTATCTTTTCGCTTACCCAATCCATCTATATCTCCCATGCCGCTTCGCCTTTTTCTATAAAGGCATCTACTATCCTCTTGGCTGTCTTTTCTCCTATGCCGTCAATCTTAAGCAAGAACTCTTCCATGGTGTCCTTGTCAAATTCCAGAATCTCCGGCATGGATTCCCGCCCATCTTGATATCCGCTTTGGTATACGGACACCGCCCACGCATTCATCTGGTTATAGCTATACCTTTTCATGGCTTGAAAATTCCCAAAATTTAAAGGTTTTATCATAGCTATCCCCCTTTCTTACTTGCTTTTTATTATGCTTAGATTAAACGCCTCGCAAATCTCCCGCTCAATCCTACATAACTTATCTTTTTCCCAGCCGTCCACAAAGTAAACGGCTTTAGATTCCCCTAAGAAAAAAACATTTCTGAGAAAATCAAACATTCGCAAATCTCTGTCGTCCGTGCAGATCCGGAAAAAAAGCCTAGCTTTTTATCCTTATATTCCCTCTTTAGCGCCGCCGCCACATCAACCAGCTCTTTATCGCATTCCGCCTTTTCTCGCCCTTCCATTGGCTGGCTTATATAGATATCCATACTCGCCCCCTTTATTACAGCTTTACTATCTCAATTCCATATTCATGGCATATATTCCGTTCTATCCGGCATCTTTTTGACTTGTACCAATCTCGGCCGAAAACAACCCCGTCCACAGTTGAAAGCAGCTGTATCGACCAGCCTAAGACCCATACAGGATTTTCCTCTTCGTCCTTCTCTGAAATTTCGTTCAAAAAAGTTTCTACAATCTCCACCCCTTCGCCATACTTCTCCTTCAGCTTAAGGGATAACTTTTCTCTTTCCTTCTGTATATCTTCTGCTTCTCGTCCTTTTCTGGAATGGCTTATAAATATCCTCATTTATCCCCCCATTCTTCAAGCTCCAGATACTTCTCCAGATACCACTTGGCTTTTGCTATATCCTCTCTGCCATTTTTCTTTTTGTGCCGATACAGGTATTTCATGGCGTTGCAGATGCAGAACGCTTTTACTGATTCTTCCCCCTGTGTCTCTAGCATTACATCAATGCATTCGATTTTTCCCGTTTCATAGTGGGAAGGATGGTTCACATTATCTAGTGGTACTTCCTGTAGGTCTTTTTCTGTTATCTCAACCATCTAACACGCTCCAATCTAATTTCTGTCCACAGTAAGGGCAAAAAGCGAACTCGTCATCATCACTTAAACAATTTCCGCAAGATGGGCATTCACATTTATACCAAGGCTTAGGATATGGACCATGCAAACACACTACCTTTTGTGGTTCTCTGTACTTCAGCTCTTCTCTTGTCATTTAATACCTCTCTTTCGATTTTGACAGACTAGCTAAATTCCTTTCCTTCAAGTCCTCGTAAAATTCTTTTGTGGGATTGTGAACTACATAGCAAGGTCTATCTCCAAAGAACACTACATAAAAATTCGTGCTTTTTTCATGTACCACAGTTGTATATTCCATAGTCATGGCACAACCGCCAACAGTAGCCTTTCCGTCCTCTGTGATGTCGAATCCTGTACAGGTGCTCCCCCATAACTGAGAGAATGTTTCAACCTCAAAATCAAGTGTCTCATACTTTTTTAAGTTTCTCGCTTTCAAGAGAAACTCTTCATTTTGTCGGAAATACAAGCTGGCTTTAAATAGTAATAATTCTAAGTTTGGTAGTTTTGTCATTTAATCCTCCCATAATTCATTAATCGTTTCCGTATTGTCCGGAATATTCACTGTAGGCGTTTCGATATGAACGATTATTGCCTCTAGCCAATCAAGCGAATCAATAAAGGCTTTTAACCTCCTATTTGCTTCTCCGCTACTCATGCTGTCCGGGAGTCCTAATGTTTCATAGTCCAGTTCTAATAGCCCGGCTGTTTTTAAAGTGTTTTCGTCATAAAATATAACCGCATCTTCGTATATACAGATTTTCTTTATTTCTGCTTCTCCTACCTCGGCCGTCCACTCGCCGAAACTGTCAGCAACTATATCTTGGCCAACCATCGGAACTACTGGCAAATCCGGATGCTCTTCAATCAGCTTTAAAATCTCTTTTATATTCTCATTCATGATTTACCCCTCATAAAAGCTTTCGTCTGTTAGTCTGTGGTATTGATACCAAGCCGAAAGAGAAGGTTCTTCACACGCAACTACAATATATTTTGGAAATCCATATTTATCGTTTTCGCCATATTCTCTCGTTGTAATTCTAATATTTTTCTTGTGGCCTATTTCACACGCTTGTGCTTTTTCTGCCGTTCTATATTGTCTTCCGCAAATCTCACATTGATATAGTTTTAGTTCTTTCATTGTTCACCTCTCTATGTTTCCGCCATTTACTTTTACCCGTAGCTAAAGACGACTTCATACCCTTCTTTAATTCCAAAAGGACACATAAACCCTATAATTGCCTCGTCCTTGACTAAGAAATTATTTAGTGCCGCTGATTCCAACGAATAATAGTTTCCTAGGACTATAGCCCAGTTACTTTGTCCGAAATCGTCTGAATCGTCATGATAATTTTCCAGCAAGTCTATATATCGGTATGTTTTTTCGTCTCCCTTTACAAGGTCAAGGCAGTATTTGTCTACAACCCTGTACAAGTCATTGAGGTCATCTTTGCCGAGTACAACTTCAAAGGTGGCGTCTTCAGCAAATATATTTTTATCGTCTGCAAAGAATCGTTCCTGGATAAATTTATGCACTGGTTCTATACCATCGTTATTTCCAAATAACTGGAAATAACCCATTGTTTTTCCGTCCTTCTTTGTTCTGAGTTCATAACGAAAACTCATATTTTCCCCTTTCCGTGGTAGTCAACCAATAGTTGATAACCAACTGTCAGCTATCGGTTGACAGTTCCCTTTAGTTGAACGGCAATCCTTCGTCCTCTACTCCGTCCGGAATTTTCATAAATCCTTCGGAATCCGTTGTAGCTTCAGCAGAGTTTCCAGAACCCGCTGGCTTAGAATCACAGAAATCCTGTCCGTTTACGATAACATCCGTTGTGTATACCGTTTGCCCGTCCTTGTTCTGATAGCTGCCTGTCTGAATGCTTCCTTCTACCGCAAATTTCCGCCCTTGGCTCATGTACTTTTCGGCAAATTCTGCATTCTTGCCGAATGCGATACAGCGGATAAAGTCAGCCGTCTGCTCTCCCTCTTTCTTGTACCGCCTGTCCACCGCCAGCGTGTACTTTGCCACCGCCATAGGCTTTTCCCCTTGCGAGTATCTAATTTCTGGATCCCGCACAAGCCGACCGATTAAAACTACATGATTCATGCTTTACCCCCTTGAAAAGCTTCTGCATCCGATAACCTTCCCGCTATCGTCCTTGACAGTGTCGCCAACGATTAAAAAGTTCGATGTATCAACATCCAGCCCCTTTAATGCCTCCAGCGTGATTTTTGAAACAATGAAATAGCAATCTTTGTTATCAGCATTTTCGATAAGCAACCGCTCAATATCTTCCCCCATGTCTTGCCGCAAATACCCATATTTGCAGATAATAAATCCGTCCTTCTCCTCCCTAGAAAGCTCTACCCTGTCCGCTCTCAAATTCCCGCTTGATGAAAATGTTCTCTTCGTGCCGTCCGCCTTGATATACACAATCTCATGCGGCGTTAAATTTATAATCTTCATGTTTTCCCCTCTCACAAATAGTTCTTCCCAAACACCCGCATAAACTCCGCCCGGCTATGGGACTTTTCAAATTCCTTTTGCGCCATTTCCTCCAGCTCCCTGTCATACTTGCCCTTATCATGCAAAGCGCTATGGCACTCCCGGCAAAGCCAGACAGTCAAGCCGTACTTATCCGCCATCTTTCGGCGGTGTCCGTGCAAGCAGTGATGTAGGTCTGTGTATACGTATCGCTGGCATATAAAGCACCTTCCTTCCTCCGTCCCGCTAATCATGGAGCAACGCCCTTTCTTGCTTTGCATCAAGCGCCTTCCTGTCTGTATCCATCTTCTGGATAAGCTGTTTAATTGCCTCCGGCATTCTCAAATTCTCCCTTTCCCGCTTGGTTACTGTCTCGTAAGCTTTAATAAAATGTGACTGCTCCACCGTCTCGACCTTCTCCGTATCAAGCTGCCCTATCTCTCTAAGGCTTGCGGCACTCCCTATCGCCCTTTGGCAAGCTGGAGGCAGCTTTTCAAATTCCGCTTCGGCGTTGTAGTAGCTGTTCCGTATCGCCTTTCTTACAAGCGCCCATGCTTCCGTGCCTGTAAGTTCGTTCTGTACCGGGTGCTTAATTTTCACGATACAATCAACCACTTGCCCCGGGGAAGGCGGGAATCCTTGGCGGTCATTCGCTAGGAATAACTGCAGCCCTCTCGAAGCTAAATGGAAATCGTACTCACTTAACACTAGCGACCATGCCAGGAGCATTCCCCTTATGTCTTCCGAGCCAAATTGTTTAAAATGGCTAGGATATGCGCTTCGTATCGCCAGCACGATCCTTCCAACCTCTTCTTCCGTCATGTTTATCCTCCTTCCGCTACCCCGCCGAACCATTCATCCATGATTGAGGCTTCTCCTCTAGCAACCTTTGCCAGATAATCGTCCTCCCCAAACATACTTCCAGGCTTCCCCGACTTATGCTTATTCTCATAATTCCCTTCCAGAACCTTTGTAAGATTCGCGGGTTTCATAAGCCAATCAAATCCCGCTTGCCAGCCGGTGGCATTGGTGCCTTTCAGGAAATCCGATTGCTCAGTAAGGGCAAAGGCTCGCTTTATCTCCTCCAATCCGAAATCATTAAGCCTTGCCTTGATTGCTTTCTTCCGGGAATCACTAAGCTTAAGCACCTTAGGAAGGCTGGGGCATGATTCGTGGAAAGCATCAAGTACAGCTTGATAGTCCGTCCGGTCGGTTTTCGGTGGCGTGTAAACGGACACGTTTTCACGAGATTCCGAACGCAGTGAGGAATCGGCCTTTCCCCCCTTGGGGGGACTATAGGGGGGTAATATGTCTTTATCTTTAACTTTATCTTTATCCTCTACTTTATCCTTATCTTTATCCTTATCTTTATCCTTATAGGTTACGTTTGGTAAACGATTGGTTAACGATTCGTTATCGTTTGGTTTACCATTGGCTAACGATTGGTTAACGATTGGTTGACGATTCGTTAGCGATTCGTTATCGCTTTGCTTTTTCTTTTCTGCCCTTGCTTCTACACCCTTTTTACTTGCGTTTTGCCGTCTCTCTTTCTCCTTGTAAAAGCGTTCTGTATTGGCAAGCATCTGTTCTTTTATCGTGGAAAATACAGCTTCAAGTATTGGGTTTTTAAATGTGAATTCTTCCCCTTCCTCAAGCGTGCACATGGCTTTAACAAGTTCGCCAGCCTCTGCATCTGGAAGTTTTCGAAACATATTGTTCCACGTTTTATAGAACAACCAGCTTTTCTTTTCGTCTAATATCTCATTCATAGCTATTCCCCATCTGTAATCGCGTTTTCTTCCATTTGCTCCTTTATAAAGTTGAACATTGCCAAAACCATCGGTTCTCCAATCTTTACTTCTTCCCCTCTTACAAATGCACACATGGCTTTTATTAGGATGCCAGCTTCTTCTATTGGCATATATTCGAATAAAGTCGCCCATGAATCCATAAACCAAAAATCTCTATTTCCCTTTCCCATTTACGCCTCACTTTCTGTTATCGTTACCTCTATCCTTGGCTTCAGCTTGTCGATATGGAAATCTTCTCGGAACCCCTTTATCTCCGCGGAGCCGTCATTCCGCAAGACGTCCGTTTCTTGCAAGGCATCAAAGATGAACTTCTTGGCCGCACAGATATTATCCGGGTCTCTCATGCCGTTCTTTTCGTACCAATCAAGCTTGATTGTTACCGGGTAATTTCTTACTCCCTTTAGTCGGTAAAATTTAATTGCCTTTATAACAATATCTTGCTGTTTACGCTTCTCCTTTGCCCCCTATGTAAGGACTCTTTCTATTGGCGGCGATTATCTCATTCATGCCGTCCAGTCTCCCTGGAATCGTGAATTTATGCACTTTCATTTCTCTTTTCCACCTCCGCAATTATTGCTTTCAAATGTTCGTCCGTAGGTCTTTCCAATCCCAGCTCCGCCATGTCCTCGATTACTCCATTGAGTAGTACGGAAAATTCTTTGCTGTCGTATGTACTGGATCCGAAGTAACAAAGGACTTCCAGATACTTACATTGCTCCCCTGTCTCGGGGTTCTTCTCCATAGTCTCGCCGACTATCTTTGTTTCCCGCCAAACCTTCTGAAGGCTTGTATAGGCGGTCTCTATGATTTTGATGTAGGTGTATTTTCCGTATCTCTTTAGGCTATATAAATACATATCCCAAGCCGTCACGCCTAAGACTGCAGCCATATCCCCAAGGCACTTCCAAAGGAAGGCGTTGGCATCTAAGCTTCTCTTTTTTCGGTACCGGGAAAGACTTATGGTTAAGTCCTTCCCCTTCAGCTTTTCTATATCCTCGAGGGTGCCGTTCGTCTCAAGTTCAATCCGTACCATTCTTTCCGGGAAAGTGCTTGATAGGCTTTTTATCTCCCCTCGTAGTTCCATGGCTTACGCCCCTTTCTGTATCTCTGTAATGCCGCCCCACTGCTTCACAAGAACTTTCCATTTCTTGCTAAAATCCGTATACTGGGCATTTGTCATCTGCTCCAGCTTTTCAAGGTGGTAGTAAGCTAGCAAGTTATCTTCATCGAACTTGTAAGCTACAAACATTTTTCTTAGTTGGATAATCTTGTCCTTGTCGATTGCTTCCAGTTCCTTCTTTGCCGCCTCTTCCTTCTCCTTCTGGATCCTTGCTTTCTCCGCCTCTACTTCTTCCTTTGTCTTTGCCGGTGTTTGGTTCTGCTGGCTCTGATTGTTCGCTTGCTTATTCTGATTATTGATTGCATTCGCTACTTCTTCAGCGCTTGCCATTTGCTCATCTGAGCCGATTCCCAGCATTCCCAAGGCTCTTCCTACTGCGGAAGTCTCGCAATTCTCGATGTAGCTTGTCTTGTTGATATAGCTTGATGTCTCCTTTTCTTGTGCCATTCCGGTGGCAAGGATTTTTCCGTTCTCATCGGTTATCGTTGTTTTCATAGTTACAACGCCATCAGCTAGGCTTAATATCTCTGTTGAGATTGTGCCTACCGGGCAAAGTTCCCGGAAGGCGGATATTCTTGCCGCTACGCAAGTGTAGTTTTTTCCCTTAACCTCAATCTTCTTTACTCTTTCATTTACGCTTTTAATTGTTTCCGCCGTTATCATGTTCCACCTCCTATTATTTGATTCTCAGCTTTTCGTCTTGCTCTAAATGAGCAAAGTCGAATTTCTCTCCAGCTTTCAGTTCCGCTTTAATCTTTTCCTTGTCTGCTACTGGATCCTGAAAAATGTAGTAGTCCATTGGGATATCCTCAATCCCTTTGTCCAGTACCAGCCTTGGCGGATTCTTTTGAATCCCAAAACTGAAAAGGTCTGTCTTAAATTTCTTCTTCCCGGTAGCAATCATTGCCGCTTCAAGGTTCCCCTTTATTCTGGCAATGTTTGTGCCTATCGCCTTTTTTCTATCCGTAAGTCGCTTAATCTCCCTATCCAAGCCGTCCTCTCGATTCTCCAGTTCGGCTATTACTTTGGCGTAGCCGTCCGCCTTTATTTCAAGTTCCCCTTCGATACCTTCCAAGGTATCCCGGAAAACTTCCTCGTCTAATTCCTCCGCCATATCTAACAGCTTCAGAAAATCGCCTGTAATCTCATATAGTGTTGCCATACTTTTCTCCTTGTGCTATCATTCTATTTGTCTAAATGTTTTCGCCTTGCCCCTTAGTTGTGCCAACAGCTAGGGGCATTTTTTTAGTCCAATATTTCCCATTCGTAGTCCTCAACGCTTTTAGATTCTCCAAACTTCCTCCTAATCCACTTCCCGGCTTTTTCCGTGGCTTCTTCCAAGTCGTTAGCCTCTACCTTTAAGGCTAGTTCTACTCTGATGATTAAATCGTGTACTTCCATGATGCCTACCTTTCTACAAGCCTAAGTACCTGTAACAAAATCGCTATTGCCGCTATCGAATCCACCATTACCCAACACATAGTCACATCGTTTGGCGGAGGGCTGTCTAAACAGCAGACGGCAAACATTGCCACTACTGCCAGGATTCCTACCAGCCACCTAATTGCTTTAGCCAGCAATCTCCGCCGCCGACTTATTCTCTTCCGCCTCATCATTCCCCCTTTTTGTGTAAAAAAGATTTAAAATCTTCTCGCTAGTGCAACCAATCAACTTCCAGATCTTCATTACCTCAAGAATCGTAATTTCCACCTTCTCGACCTTCTCCCGGAGTGTGGATTCCTCCATTTCCAGTTCTCCGCATACTCGATATACAGGAACGCCATTTCTTTTTAGGAATCCTGTAAATCTTTCCCATTCCGTAAGCGTATTTCTCATTGCCCTATCCTTTCTAAAATCAAGTCGATTTTCTTTTCAATGTTCGTTTTCTTCTGCTCCACTCCGAAAACCGCCGCCATGATTTCCGTTACAACCTCTTCAGAAAAGTTCAATATCCTATTCAGTTCCCGGAACTGCTGGCTTGATACTTCTCCTTTCCGCTTTATGTTGTATAGCGCCGTTGCGCTTATACCGCTTTCCCGGATAAGGTCGTTTTGTGTAATGCCGATTTCCTTCAATCGGCTTTCTATTGCACTTTGGACAACCCTTGAGCGGTTATCCTTGGCTCTTAGCACCCTCGCCATTGTTTCCCCCTTCCTTCTTTTTCATAAAAGCCATTCCCTCTGTTAGATAAAGAAGCTTTGCTTTCTCCAGTTCCGTAAGCTTCGGAAACATTTCTTTCATGTTGCCGATAATCTGCTTTTCAATCTTCTTCAACCAATCACCCCCCTACTCATAATTTGTGAGTTCTGTTTTCAGAACTTCATAATCGTTTATTGCGCTGTCGTTTGTGTACTTGGCGGAAAGCCAGTCGTAAGCCAGCTTCTTGGCTTCCTCCTCGTCTCTCGCCTCTACTTGAACATCCAGTTCAATGGTTAAGGTAACCGGATATTCTCTGTAGATTTCTTTAACCTCTGGGGGTTCAAGTGGTAGCTCTCTTAACATTTTTATTAGTACCTCCTTTTTTAAAGTGTGTGTTTTATCACATTAAGTGGTGTTTTTTGGCAAAAAAATATTGTCTACTGGCATTTTGTAAAGGTTTGATAATGTTCTAATTGTTGCGAAACTCGGCCTAGCCTTTCCTTTTTCCCAGTTAATTAATGTTTTTTTAGATATTCTTAAATCATTTGCAACTTCCACTTGAGTAAGACCCGCATTAACACGTGCAGCCGCTAAACTAATTTTTATATTCTTCAAGCAATGCCCTCCTTTCTTGTTCGGTAAATTCTTGATTATGCATTGAGTATATCACACTTTAAGCGTGTGTCAATACTTTTTGTGATAAATTTTCACTTTTAGTGTTTACTTTCTCGCTAAATGTGATTATTATATAGTGTAGTAAGGTGAAGATTATAATAATCGTGGAAAGGGGAGCAATATGCAAAGCAAGTCATTTAATGATATTTTTTCAAAGAACCTTAGACATTATTTTGATTTATCTGGAATGACGCAAGCAGAGTTTGCAAAAAAGCTAGGTGTTGGAACAACCTCTATATACAACTGGTTAAGCGGTATCAAAACCCCTAGAATGGACAAAGTAGATGCAATGTGCAAACTATTTGGGATTCATAGAGAAGATTTACTCACTGACAACATGGCAAGAGAAGAAGAAATTGCATCATTTATAGGAGAGTTGCAGTCGGACAATGAAATGAATTACAAAAAACGTTTTATTTCCGCACTAGCGCAGCTTGATGATAAAGAATGGAAAGTTATAGAGAAGTTCATGGAAAATCTTATAAACGATCACATAAACTAGTTTTCCAACGGCATAGTGCCATTAGCTTTTTATAAAGGGGGAAATATGGAAAACCAATTAGACGTAACTCCGTTAGTTGTCGGCTTAGCGATTAACTGGCTATTATTCTTTGTCCCGGCCATGATTGCAAAGAATATTATATTGCCAAAGGAACCGATTACCGGGAAATGGAAGGCGGTAACAATGATCCTTCTTGGGATAATAACTTTAGCAATCGGTACTACAATATCTCTTTTGCTAACTGGAAATTTTCCGAACGCTAAGCCATGGACAACATGGATGGTTATAGACTATTTTTATTTATTCGGGAAGAGAAAGAAGAAGGAAGTAAAAAACGCAATAGATTATGATGACCTCTATGCAGAAATGGACGAATTTGAGGCAGAGAAGAACGGAGCAAATCCAGAGATGAAAAAATCACAGCTGGCTAAAGACAATATCGCAGACGATGCAGTTATTTAAACCAAAGACGGCAATCTATCAAGGTTGCCGTTTTTAAAACAAAAAAGCTAGGTTTTACCCTAGCTTTAGTATCGCCTTGATATACAGCAGAACCAGCCTTAGTTCCCTCTTGCTAGCCTTATCAAGGTACTTTAGTATTGCTTCTTTGTCGTCCATGATGTTCTCTCCATGATGTGGCGGTAGCGATAAAAAGATATTAGCAAACATTTGTTCTTTTTTCAATCTTATATTCTTTTTTAAAATGAATAATTATTTTTTAAACAATTAAAAGGCGAAAAACATGGCGAACATTACAAAACTACCTTCCGGCAATTACAGAATCCGTAAAATGAATAACGGGAAAGTCCATACTCTCCTATTGCCGTACAAACCCAGTAACAAAGAAGCGGAGCTTCTGCTTAATGAAGCGATAATGAAGAATATCCAGTTCTCCCCTGTATCCTCTTTCAAACGAGCCGGAGACCAGTACATACAGGATAGGTCTAGCATTCTCAGTCCAGCAACCATAAGAGAATACAAGCGAATGCTGGAGCGTTTACCGGACGAAATCAAGAACAAGAAACCGCTAGACATTAGCGACAAGCTTATACAGCAATATATCAATACCCACGCCAAAGAACACTCCCCAAAGTCTACGAAGATGGTTTTCGGATTCATCCAAACAATTCTATCTTCCGTTCTCCCGGATAGAAATATCCATGTAACGCTCCCGCTCCCCAGTCCTTCCACGGCATACACGCCGGAAGACGAGGACATTAAGCGAATCCTTGCGGCAATCCAAGGGGAAGAAATAGAAGTGGCTATACTCCTGGCAATCTTCGGACTGAGGCGTTCCGAGATATGTGCATTAGAATATCCAAACGATTTTGAGGGGAACACGATCCACATAACAAAAGGCTTAGTGGAAGACGAAAACAAAAACTGGATAAAGAAGCAGCCGAAAACCCCGCAGTCTATCCGAGACATTACTATCCCGGATTCCATACTGGAGAAGATAAAAGCAAAGGGATATGTTTACAAGGGATTCCCCGGTTCCATAAACAAGCGACTTACAAAGATATTGAAAGACCTTAAAATCCCCCATTTCAGCCTACACAAATTGCGGCATTACTTTGCCTCTTCCTCTCACGCTCTGGGAATCCCGGACATGGTTATCCTGAGGAATGGAGGGTGGAAAACTGATAATGTAATGAAGTCCGTTTACCGCCATGCGCAGAAGGATTCTATTGAAAAGGAAAGCCAAAAATATATAGACCATCTGAATGGTATTTTATAAAAATTTTGTCACGAATTTTGTCACGAAAGAGAAAAGATATAGTGTTTAAGCCATTCTACAGACTTTTTCTTGCAAGTTCGAATCTTGTCACCTCGATTTTTTATTGGAAATTTTTAAGCACGTTTTTAAACCTTAAACCCTTGCGGATTGGC